TACTGCAATTAAAGTGTCTTCTTTTTCAGTCATATGTTATCCTCTCTTTATTTTATCGTAAGGAAACTCTATAAAGTCTAGATGTTTGTCTTTGCCTTTTTCTTTCAACCATTCTTCAGGAATAACCCTATCTGCGTATAGGAATTTATTCTTCTCACACCACATAGCATAAGAACTCTTAGCACCCTTACTTAGTTTACGACTACTGTTTTCAAACACGAACCGTATGTCTAAGTCTGGGTGCTGTTTCTTAATCAGTACATGTTTACGTCTATCGTCTGATGTGAAACGACCCTTTACTTCTATTATAATACCGTTTGGCAGAATGAAGTCTGGGGTATAGGTGCGGTACATCAAGTCTTCCCATTCTATTTTAATGGCTTCATACTTGAATGCAACCTTGCGTTCCTTCAAGTAATCTTTGACTTTGATTTCTAGCCCACTCCTATACCCGTGTTTCAAAGCAGCCCTGAACTGCTTACCATCCATTAGCTAGTGGATGCCAGTTGATACGGCGTACACCAAGAGCACGTAACTCTTCACTAAGCATTTGGTCTGCTTCCTTACGTGCCTTCATTGCTGCTCGTACACCAGAGAACCGTAGCTCTCGTAGTTCAGCTTTAGCTGCTTCTAGGTTTTCTTCTAGTGCAGTGATTTCATTTTCTAGTTCTTCCATACGATCCATTATTAATCCTCTATGTATGCCACAATCTTTGGGTCTTTTGCTTGAGATACTCGTGATGGTTCTTCCTTCATGGTAGGCCAACACTCGTATCGGTAATCACAGAACCTACAGTTGTCATTCAACACCTTGTGTCCTGTGGGTTTGCCCCTGAAGAACTCAGGAACAGGACTGAAACAACGCTTAAACTCATTGTCGTTTACAGTTTCAACCGTTGTCTTGATCTTATCAAGTTCACGGTCCATGTCAATGTTGTCAGCAGGTACATACTTGAACTCACCATTGGCTTTGTTCACTACCCACCAACCACCTACTTTCTTGCCAGATGCTTGCGCATAACCAGCAAGTTGTCCTACGTAACCAAAGCTATCACCTTTTGCTAGTGTGTCAAACGATTCAAACTTGTTACGATAGGACCAATCTGATGCTGACTTTACATCGTCAACAGCACCGTCAATGACAAGATCATAACTACCCCGAACAGTAGTATCATCTTTGTCTCCAACCGTGAGAGTGACTGTATCAGTGTCTTGAAAGTCACATCCCGCTTCTGTGAGTAGTCCTTTGAATACTGCTTCAACTATATCTCCTATCATCATGTTCATTACGAACGTTGTGGGTTTCGGTAAGGCAGTCTCTGGTTTATTCTTATCAAACCATAACTGACAAGTAGGACGCCCAATGTTGGACATCCTCAGTGTGAACTCGTCACGAGACTTACCACTACCGAACTGACGTTTCAGTGCTTCAGCAACTTCCTGTGCTACTCTGTTAATGGTTTCATTAGACATCGTAGACTTACCATTGGCTGCGTCTGTCATGTACTGGTGTAGTGCCAGTTCAGCAGGGTGATTCATTACACGAAGTCCTCTTCGTCAATATCCACAAACGCTTCAACAGTATCAGTGTCTGTGTCATCGTGCTTGTATGCATTTTCGTGCCAAGCATTCTTGATGTAGTCGTTGTAATTCTCAACCCATGCAAGAAAGTTTGCGAATGTCTCTTGCTCTGTGTCTGCCACGTCAAGTGTTTCATTCAGATCCAGTGCAAGTGTAGGCAAGTAGAATGAACTACCATTAGGAAGTTGACGTTCCTCTGTAGCTGCCTTGATGTTATGCTGCACTGGCAGACGACGCATCTTACTCAGCTTAGTGAACAGTGTTCCAGCAGTCTTGAATGCATCACGATTTTCAATCTCCCAGATAAATGCTTGTTCACCTACGTCAACTGGATTACCTTGTGCATCTGTTACATCATGCAGTTCAACTGTACCAAACATAACACGAACACGTTTGATCTGACGGATCAACTCTTGTGTTTTCTCAGGCAGTGCCTTGAAGTCTTCAATGTAACCAGCAGGTTTACCACAGTTGAAACCACCGTCGTTATCCTTCATGTCGTTGTTCAAGTCGTTAGCCATCAGCGTCTTGACATAACGGTTAGGTGTTGAGTCATTACCCTTGATGAAACGCTTGTACATGAAGCGTTGTAAGTATGGACGAATAGTCGCAGTACCTGCATAGTAAGTTGGTCCATCAGGAATCTCTAGTTTGTATGTACCGCCAGATACTACTTCCATCTTAACTTTCTTGCCGTTGATTGTTTCTTCACCCATGATTGGTGAGTGATTGATACGTAAACGTGCAAGTGTACTTGCCTGTGAGCGTTGATTGCCAGCGTCTACTGACATGCCCATTGCTTCTGCCATTGCATTGAAATTGTTTGTGTTGATTGTTGCTACTTGGTTCATGTTTTATGTCTCCTTCTATAGTGACGAATGGTAGTTATATCATGACACATCTTTTGTGTCAAGCCAATTTGGACCTATCTTTGCTTCTAATAATAATGGAACATTAAAGTCTAATTTCCACTTCTTATTTACGATAGCAAGCAGTTTGTTATTGGCTGCATTTATAATCCGTAATACTTTATCCTTCTCTTCTGGGTGCACATCAATCACGATTGAATCGTGTACGGTATTGACTATGCATGATTGCAATTTGTTTACACCTAATAACTTGTCAATGTATATCAG